CTTTGCGGTTGTCGGCCAGCAGGTCGCGGGCCTCCGCGAACATCTTCTTGTAATCGTCGAGCGTGGTTTCGGGGGTTTTAGCGTCGGCCATCGCGAACCCCCTCAAACGGTTTTCCAATTGTCGGCTGAATTACGCGGGCGGCCCCACAGGTCGGGCGGGTTCAGCGACTTGGCCTTGGGCGGAATGACGGCAGGATGCGCCTGGTCGATCGCCCGCCCGATCAGGGAGGCCGTGTCCACTTCATCGTCGTGTTTCCCTGCCGGGAAGCTCAGGAACTCGGCCAGGTCACCCCCGGCCTCCATGAACACCCGTCCGGAAGCGGCCATCGCTTGAAATGAGCGCGCCCGCGTCGGCTTGTCGGCAACGCTCGGCAGCCATTCCAGACGGCAGAAAATCTTGCGCTCGATCATCCTCCGCCGGAGCATCGGCTCGATCGCCTTCTGGATGACCCCGCCCTCGCCGAACCAGCACAGGGGCTTGTATTTCTCGACGAGGTTCAGCTTCTCTTCGATCCAAACGTCAGAGGTGGCCTGCCCGCGCCACCCGTCGATGCGGTACAGGTTGCCCCCCTCATCGACCCCCCAGACCCGGTGAACCGTATAGTCGCCACCGCCGTCCGTGACCGCGTAGTCGCTCGACCCGTAATAACGGAGAGCGGGCTTCGCTTCCCATTCCCTGAACCATTTGCGCTGGAAGAACGTGCCCTCGTCCGGCTGGGGTCGTTGCTGGTACAGCGCCGACCATTCGCGCGGGCCGATGGTCGCCTTGATCCTCGCTAAAGCGGCTTCGTCGTACCACTCAGGCCATAGAGCGTTGCCGTCAGCATCGAGGGCGGGCAGCTCCAGGACTTCCCAATCGGATTCTGAGGCAAGCAGTCGCCCGGCAAGATCGTCCTCGTGCCAACGGGTCTGGATGAGGACGATTGCCCCTCCGGGCATGAGGCGTGTGAATAGGGTCGATCGATACCAATCCCACACAAGGTCGCGGCGCCGCTCGGAATCGGCCTCCTCGCGGTCCTTGAACGGGTCATCAATGAGAGCGATGTGTGCGCCTCGGCCAGTAACCGCCGTCCCAACACCCGCCGCGACATAAGCGCCCCCGTGGTTGGTGTTCATGCGGTTGGCGGCGTGGCTGTCGGTCGCCAGGGCCACATCGGGAAACACTTCGCGAAACTCGGGCTCGTCCACGATGTTGCGGACATGCCGCCCGAAATCGTTCGCCAGATCCGAGTTGTAGCTCGCCGCGATGATTTGCCGGCGCGGGTTCCTGCCCAGGCACCACGCCGGAAACCGCTTGCTCGCCAGCTCAGACTTGCCATGCCTCGGCGGCATGAAGATCATCAGCCGGTCGATCTCGCCGCGTTCGACCGCTTCAAGCTTCTCGCAGATGCGCCTGTGATGCTCGGCCGACTGGTAGAGCGGGTTGGTGTATTCAGTGAACTTGAGGAGCGACCTCTTCGCTATCGCCGCCCTTACCTGGGCCAGCGTTGGCAAGGATCCGCTCAAGCTCGGCAAGCTCGCGCTCGCTGAGGCTGTCGAGGTCATAGCGATGCGTCACCTCGGTTTTGTTGGTGACCGCCAGCCTGTCCGAATAACGCTGCGACCACTTGCCGATCAGGCGAATGCGCGTGTCGATCCTGATCCGCTTGACATCGGCAGGATCGGTTCCGTCCGCGATCTCCAGACATTCGTCGGCCAAGGCGTCGCAGCCAAGCTCCCTGGCGCGCGCGGAATGCGCGAAAGCGGCCTCGTCCTTATTCAGCCAATACCGAACCGAGCTTTCAGCCTGTCCGATTTCGCGGCAGATGCTGCGAAGCGATCTTCCTTCTGCGAGCATGTTGCAGATGTTTTGCAGTTCGTCCTGCGTCACGCTCACCACCTCAATCCGTCTCGATCGTTCTCAGCCGGAACCAGATCGGGAATGAGGTTGAAGCAGCGGTAGATCATCTTCGCCGCGAGCTCACTCATCTCGATTGTCATCAGCCGGGTGTTGGTGAACCATAGCTTTCGCCCGCCCCGGCATTCGTGAGCGGGGCACCAGAACATCTCACCGTTTCCCGAACCCGATTGGGTCTTGCAGCCGGAAGATCGGATTGCCCTTAGCGTCGATCAGGCCGGTGTCGGTTTCCTTGGCGTCGTCAACCGTGAAACTCAGCCTTTGTGGCTCAACGTCATCCCACAGCGGGGTTTCGATGTAGACCGGCTTTGCGGCGCGAACCACATAACGCATCATCGATGCTCCGGAAGAAGGTGGGCCAGCATGACTGATCGCGCAGGACAAATATCACTGTGTCTGCGGAGGGAGCTGCTGGCCCATTCACGCTCGGGGCGCGAAATGAAATCGCCCGCTCGCCACTGGGGCTGCGGGCGCAATTCGAACTATGGCATTAGCATAAGCACAAACCGGGAACGAAGTCAAGGAAAATCTGCCGGGCGACAGCGAGAGAATCACGCCGCCCTCCTCTGCTGCACACCAACCAATGCCGCTGCGCCCTCGCGAAGCAATTCGAGCATCGCCCAATCGCTGTCGCACGCGAGCTCGCCGGCCACCGGAAGCTTCTTGTCGAGCAGCCGCGAATTGATGATCCGCGCCGCCCATGAAATGTCCTCGTCGGGGAACCAGTGCCGATCAACAGTAACTTCGTGAACGGCACGGCGGGCCTGATATCCGGCGGCTCTCAACTTCTCATCGGTGACCTTGAACCATTCCCCGCGGGGATCTTCCCACACCGTCTCGTGGCCGCGATCCTGGCGCTCGTAAGCCGCAACCTTGGGCCCGCCGCCGTAATTGCCCCAATAAGCGTTCTGGTAATCAAGGAGGGCCGACAGATAGACCTCCGGACCGCAGGCCATTCCGTCGAAAGCTCCAACCAGCATCAGCCTTCCCGCACAACTCATCTCGTGGCCGCCTGAGCCCTCGCCGTGGAACACACGGAACAAAGCGGCCCTCGCCTGCACCCGGTCATTGCCGTGGTCGAACGGCGTTCGCTGCACCTTGGGCCTGCCCCGCTTCCGTTTGCAACTCCACGCCATTTCCACCCTCCCCGGAACCGGAACTAGCCGACCTCGACCAATTGCTCGCCGTGATATTCGAGAAAGCCCGCCGTCAGGCCCATCTGGCGAATGTGCGCCGACATCCCGTCCAGTTCGTCGCGGCTAAGCGGGGCTGGGCGAAGCGGAACATGCAGGCCAGCGTCAATCCGCGCTTGCCGCTCCCATTCCCATGCCTCGTTGAGTTTGAGCCTGTCTCCATGCGCCTTGGCTCGCATTTTGCAGGCCTCGTGGTGGATTTTTATTTCCACCGCATAGGGACTTGGTGGCTTGGCCGATTCCTGCGACCGCTGCCGACGAGCATGGACCAGTTTGGCGATCTCTGGGACAATCTGCGCTGGCCGCGTGACCGTCCGGCGAAGCTCGGCTGAAACAGCTCTTACTTCATCAGCGCGAATATCCTCCAAGGCATCCACGGCGGCCTGAATCCACACCATCTGAGCATCCGAGCTCATCGTGATCGGGGCTACCAGCTTGAGGCACTTAGCCAGTTCCAGCATGAGGCCCGATGAGCCGTTCGAGGGCGACTGTGGTTGGATCTCTGTCAGTGCGTTCATGTCCGAAATTCCTTGGCGCGAAAACCGTCTCCCAACCCCGTTCGATGGCTAGGTCGATCATCTCCCCAGGCGGCCAGCCAGCCTCGGCGAGCTCGTCCAGCTTGTTGCGGAGCAGAGTGTATGATCGTTCATTCAGCGGCTTCTTCCGCTGCTTGCGGAATGCCTGCCATTGCTCGGCTGTCACCCCGTCCGGCTCGGGAAACTTTTTTGACGAACCTTTAGGTTCGGTTTTTCCCACACGGGTGGGGGTTAGAATATCTCTTTCATTGGGGGCGGGGTCCGTGGACATAGCGTTTGTCACTGTGACATCGCGTGACTCACGGTGACGGCGCTGCCTTTCGGCGTCCCTGGCACGGCGCTCTTGGGTGGCTTGTTCCTGCCTGGCGATCTCCGCCTTCCATGCGGCCGCAAGCACCTCGGCGGTAACGCCGGCAGCGAGCATTGCGTCTATCGTCTCTGGGCTCATGCGCCGACCGTAGCCCTGTTGGCGCAGGCCGCATCGGGTGAAGATGAATTTGCTACATTTGTGCTGTGGATGGTTAGCCGATCACGCAGC